TCACCTATTGACCCTTTTGAGCCATATAATGAATATCATGATTGTCATGATAGCTATGATTATGAGGAGGACTTACCATTTTAATTGATAATTTTAAAAAATTATTATATAATATATATGTAATAAAGAAAAGGAAGGAATTGATAAATATGAATAAGAAATGGAACGCAAATGAATTGCTTGATAGTTTAAATAGAGAAACTAATCAACTAGAAATAAATGAATTATATAAAGCACTAATCGCATATGGATTAGGGCTAGATGAAATTGATGAGGAAACTGATAAAGTATTAGATGAGGTAATTGAAGATGATTACTTTGAAAACGATAATGTATTAAGTTTTGTAAATCCTGAAATTATGGATGGAGCATCTGTAAGATTAAAATTAGATGAAATGGAAATGGAGGATTAGAAAATATGCATAATATGGTTTATTTAATTGGTAGAATGAAATCTTTAAAAGATAATCATATGGAACTAGCAGTTGGTAGAAGTTTCAAGAATGAAAAAGGTATATATGAAACTGATATAATTGACTGTGAAATATATGGAACAATGGGAGAAAATCTTAGACAATATTGTTCTAAGGGAGATTTAATTGGTATTAAAGGTTGGTTAAAACAAGGCGGCATCGTTGTAGTTGAAAAAGCATCCTTTTTAACAAGTAATAAGAAAAAAGATTAACATATAGACCAGGGATCCGATACTCGCGAGCGGACGCAGTAAGATACTAGATCGACGGATTTAGAACATATACTGTGGTCACCGTGGGAGAAGGATGAAACAAGGATAAAATAAGTTATCCTGGGCCTGATTATTATATATTGATTATTTTAAAAAATTATTATATAATATATATGTAATAAAGAAAAGAAATTAAACTTTTCTTAAAGATATTATTTATCGGTTATGGAATTAACTTACAGTTTACCTAGGTCAGTAAGTTAATTGATATGAACCATAGCGAACATTTGTAGTCATATGCAAATTAGTATCCTAACAGTAGAGGAAGACGCCTACCCAGGCGATGGTGGCAGGGAATGTGGGTTGCTGCTCGGACGGTAAATAATATCTTTAAGAAGAGTTTAATTATGAATTCTTCATTATATAATGATATAGACTAATATATTTTGGGGGGTAGTTCAGTGGCAGAACGTTTGCCTGTTAAGCAAAATGTCGTGGGTCCGATCCCCACCCTCCCAGCCATTTTATAATTATATTAGCCATTTATAGTTATTTGATAATTTATAAAAATTATTATATAATATATATGTAATAAAGAAAAAACACAAAATAATACAGTATGGCTGTGTAAATCAGGGTAATAATTAAAATTGTGCTGAGGTTGTAAAGTCCTGTGTTTAATATATGTAATGGATTAAATCCATGATTACCTAAGGTTTGGTAACTACCGTATTCAATAAGTTGCATTTTGTTAGCAACAGGGTTCTTCTAAATCAAGTTCTCCCTTTCAATAAAAGAATTTGCTAACATATATTTTGGTTTCGTGTTCTTTACCTGCATATGCAAAAAGAGAACTGGGCGGCCACGAGTCCGGTGATGGAGTGGTAGAGTTTTAATGGAATGGCTGATAATCCCGCCGAGATACGGCTTAAATGAACTCGGAAACAAGCCAACATTTTTTACAATTTTCAAGTAGATTTCTTCAAAGTCTGGATAGAGTTTATATCCGAAAGTCGCTTAGAAATCTATTTGAAACTTTTAAAAAATTATTATATAATATATATGTAATAAGAAAAAAGTAAGTGTTCTTTGATAAGAAAATAATTTTGAACCATATGAAAGACCTGACGACTGCAAGTTAGGTATGGACACAATGGCTTTCGCTTCAAGGTATAGAGTGGGAATTCTATATGGACGGAGATGGCGTGAAGGTAACGGATCGCCGCGATATGCTAATCACATAAAAAGGAAAGTCTGTGGTGGGTTGTAATTATTTAGAATAATGTATATCTTCCTGTGGTCGTCATCTCGACAGCTCAGTGAGTGTGTAGACTAAGCACCTGATACCTGTGGCGGGTATAGGGTAGGGGAAAGTCTTAGCAACGCCAATAAGCGATATTAGACACGCAGTTGAAGCCTAGCAATAGGCTATAACACATGGAAGATAGTGCGAGTAGCGGAAACCTGCGTGTATAGTATACAGAGCAATGAAGGATATTTTGATAAAAAGCCTAATGCCCGTGAAAGTAGTGAGTACTAATCTCATCTAGCCAAGGGAGTTTAACTCTGGGTTAAGAAGATTATGGGGTAGCTCCCCATATGAGGCTCTTAACTCTCTAGGGACAGGAGTTCACTTAATTATTAGCCTAATGTGAGAAGCATCAAAATTATTTCTTTATTAAAGAATACTTATTGATTATTATAAAAAATTATTATATAATATATATGTAATAAAGAAAAAGTATTACAAACAAAAATAGTCAAAAGATAGAAGAAGGAGAGTGGATTAAAAATGACTAAAAGAGAAATGTTTGAAGCAATTAAAAGAGTAGAAGGAGTTGCATCTAATGATGAAATGGTAGCATTCTTAGATAGACAAATTGAATTAGCATCTAAGAAAAGAATTGGTGAAACTAAAGTTCAAAAAGAAAATGCAGAAATCGTAGAAAAAATCTATGATTATATGGTAAATAAAGGAGAAGCAGTTACAATCGCTGAAATCCAAAAAGAATTTGATTTAACTTCAAATCAAAAAACATCTGCATTAGTTAAGAAATTAGTTGACGCAAACAGAGTTAACAGAACTAAAGATGGCAAATCTACAGTTTACACAGTAGTTGCTGAATAGTTAAGAACTAACTAATGAAGGAAGTAAAGGCAACTTTACTTCCTTATATTGTTTTTATGCAGGAAGGGTGAGATTTATGGCAAACACATTAAATTATGTAAATGGATTACAAGATTATTTAAGAAAAATTGGAGAAAATAAAATATATACTCCAGAAGAAGAACAAGAAATGTTCAAGAGAATGGCGGAAGGAGATCCTGCTGCCCGCCAACAAATAATAGAAAGAAACTTAAAATTAGTAGTTATGGTCGCAAAGAAATATAAAGGCTGGTCAGGATTATCATTTACTGACTTAATACAAGAAGGTAGCTTCGGTTTAATGGCGGCTGTTGATAGATTTGATTATACTCGTGGGTTTAAATTTTCTACATATGCAGTATATTGGATAAAACAAGCAATAACAAAAGCAATGGTTAATAAAGGTAGAGCAATTCGCTTACCAGCTCATATAGTTGATAAAATTAGCAAAGTTAAAAAAGCAGAAAGAGCATTAACATTAGAACTAGGTGAAGAACCTACTGATGCTGCTATTGCCGCACGTTTACAAATAACTGAACAAGAAGTTAAAGATGTTAAAGATATGAATTTAGTTGCTTTATCTCTTGATACGCCAGTAGGTGATGATGGAGATGACTGCGTAATGGATTTTATTGAAGATACAAAAACAGAACATCCAGACCATATAATAGATAATCTAGATTTGAAAGAGCAACTATATAAAGTAATGGATAGTTTAGACCCTCGTGAAAAAACTGTACTTATAAAAAGATATGGTTTAGAAGGAGAGCCTATGACTCTAGAAGAATTAGGAACTGAACTTAATCTATCTAGAGAACGCATAAGACAAATTGAAGAAAAGGCTTTGCGTAAAATGCGAAACCCTATAAGAAGTGAACAATTAAAAGTCTATATGGCGGATGCCGCATAGACTTTTTTTATATATGGCGGCAACAGATCAGCTGATCTCCGCCACATGATTTTTATTGATTTTTTTTAAAAAATTTGTTATAATATAATTGTAAAAATAAAAAATAAATAAAAAATTAAAGGAGTGATAATTATGTGGTATGTTTACAAAAAACTAATTTATGATGTAAAAGACTTTGATGGTGAAATAATACAAAAGAAAGGAACTTGGTTCTTTGTTGGGAACTATAACAGTTTAGATGCTGCTAAGGAAGTGCTAAAGCATGAAATATATTTAGATAACTGTGCTATTGATGCATGTAATTTAACTGATATTCCTCAATATAAAATAGAAAGCCATTTTGAATAGGGAAGGTGATTATAATGAAACGAGGGAAAATTATAGTAATAACAATAATAATTTATATTCTAGGTGTCTTAACACCATTTATATTAGGGTGGATAGGAAAGACCGCCCTTGAAGGTAGAGTAATTTATGAAATTACAATAGAAGCTCCATCTATAAATGTTAGACCTGATATAGATTTATCTAGTGATGTAATTATGCAAGTATATAAAGGTGAAACATTTAAAGTTGTTGAGTTCTATTCTGGAAATGCTTATGATTGGTATCGTATTATTTATGCAGATGGTAAATCTGGTTGGATTGCTAGTGGAAAACAAAATAGTTGGGTATCAATCAATGGGAAAGAATGTTAATAAGGGAAGGTGATTAGAATGTTTGATTATACATTAGAAAATGGAAAAGTAATTAGAATAAATGAAAAGGAAATCCAACACTATATGGATACATTACATTTAGATAGAGAAGATGCAATTCAAATTTATCTTGAAGATGAAGGATATGAAGTTAATGAAGAACAAGAAGAATTAACTAAAAAAGCAAAAGATAATAAGATAACTGCATCTATTCATAAGGCTGAAGGTCAAAAGAAAGAACGCAAGAAAATAGAAAGAAAACCAAATCCTGATAAAGAATTCTTAATTCAAATGTTAGCAACTGATTTAGGAGAATGCGATAATTGTAGCAATATAGTAGTTGAAAATGTCGGTAAGATTATAACATTTGAGTTCAATGGCAAGAAGTTCAAGTTAGACCTTGTAGAAACTAGAGTAAAGAAGAACTAAGCGAGGGTTGCCGCAATGAAGAAGATTATAAAGTGGTTGCTCTTAATATCAATAATGTTGTTTGCTCTTGTATTAGGATATATTAGTTTTGGATTGATACATCCTAGAATATGTACATATTATTATACTACTAAAGATGGAGAACATGGAACTGCTAAAGATTGCATTTATGTACAGGGTAGAGATGACTATTGCTATATAAATGTTAAGACTGCGGTGACCGTTGAAAGCTTTAATGAGGTTTGTAAGAGAAAATAGACTTAGGTTGAAAAACCTAGGTTTTTTATTGCATGAGCAGACATTTCCGCACTCTATATAAAGAAAGATAGCAATAAATTCAAATGGTGTTTTGGAAAGATGCGAAAAAAGTCGGAAAAAATATGCAAAATGAATTTGCAAATATGAAAAATTTTAGGTATAATATAATTATAATAAGAAAGAAGGGATATAATGACACAAGAAGAATTAGCAAAGAAGTATGGATATAGTGAAACTTCTGTCTATAAAAACTTCCCATCTGTTCAATATAATATTTTTAGAAAAACTGGAGTATGAATAGAAAAAATAGGTAAAGGTAAAAAAGCTGTTTATATAGAAAAAGTGAATAAAACTGAAGAAGAACAAATGAAAGAACTTAAGGAGTTTTTAGAAACTCATCCCGCAGTTAAAGAATACTTTGAAGGTATTGAAGGGTAGGTGCGGAGATGGAAGATAAAAGTATATTAATTATGTCTTCTTGGTTACATAATGATTATGTAGAATTAACTGAAGAAGAACAAAGAGAATTATTATGGGCTATATATAAATATAGTATGGGAGAAGAATATGAAATCCCTGAAACTATTAGAATGGCTAGAAGCAATTTTGGACAAATAGCTCCGCAAATAGATAAAATAAAAGCTAAGCATGAAAGAGATTCTGCTAGAGGCCAAGCATCTGCCGCATCTAAAGACAAAGATGGTAATAAAATAAAAGCAGACCAAAAAAGAGTTTGGCAAATAATGCAAAAGGAAAGCAATTTGGCAGAGGTACAAAGAATTATTTCTAGGGAAATGGGTTTACCTGAGGGGGTATTAGTTCCTAAAGGACAAATTTATGATGGGGAGGCTAGAACTCACATAAATGATGCGGGCTGGGGTCTTGATGGAGGAACTATAGAAAATTCCGGGGAAGCAAAAAAGAATTCCGGAAGTGTTTCTTTTAAATTCTAGAAAATTCCGGAATTTTTCCGGAAAAGTATGGAAAGTTCCGGAAAGAAATAAAATGATTATTTTGCTTAATAAAATTCCGGAAATTTCTGGAAAAAATCCGGAAAATTCTTGGATTCCTCCGGAAAAATTCTTCCGACAACTAATATAATATAAGACGGAAATTCTTTCCGGAAAACTTCGTTTCCCTTAAGAAAGAAATTCCGTTAGGGTGGACTTTCGTCCACCTCTGCTGGGCTAATGAGAAAGAAGGTATTAAGAATGGTATGTAGAAACAGCTATGTATTAATAGGCGTATTTGATATATATAAGAATAAAATTGTATATATAGATAGCTATCCTATAGATTGAGATGATCCAGATACATATAAAAATATAGATTATTATCAATTTGTTTTAGATATAATGCATGATAGTAAAAATCCTTATATGGAAGATTATATAAATAATTTTGACGGACATAATTATAAGATTGTTATATTTAAGAGATATAGCGATTGAGAGGAAGAGCTAAAAGATAGAACTATATTATGTAATATGCTTTTACCTATGTATAATATGCATAAGATATATTATAATAAAAAGGGCGAGATGCAGATAGATTGAGATCCAATTAATTTTAGTGAAGTATATTATAAAGCGGAATAGTGTTTGTGCAGTAAATAGTAATTTGATAAAAATAGTAATTTGATAAAAATAGTAATTTGATAATTGTGTGGTGCCACCGACCGCGATCTACACCACTATTAATTTCAAATAACGATTAACGGATCACCGCATATAAAAAATTAACTTCACAAAATAAAGAGAGATTTGACATCTCTCTTTTTCTTTTTTCTATTGTCTAATATAATAAATTCAATCCCAAATTGCTTGACTATTGCCTTCATGAATATTTTATCGTCTCTAAAAAAATGTTAACTCTCCTGCCAAATTTTTAATAGTTGACAAATTAAATAAAATATAATATAATTATAATGGGAGAGTATTATTATTATAGGTTCGGTTCCCGCCCTTTACTTCTTACTATTGTTATTATATATTATATATATTATACTATATATTTTTACTATTGTCAATAGGCTATTGCTGACGCAGTAAAAGAAACATGCGGGAAGCCGGTCAGTCGCTCCTTAAAAATGCGTTTTTTTTAATTATACCATAAAATTTTTATTTTGTCAAGCTGCCGCCTTCATTCTGGGAATTGATCACCCATCGCCGCTTTCCATATATCCTTTACTCTTGTCTAGAAGTGGCAAAGGAAGCCGGATAAGGATAAGCGGTCGGGAGCCGCCCGTTCGCTTATTTCAGGAAGCATATAGGTTCATGCGACTGAGACACTTTCAACCTGAAAATTTGCCATATGGATCGCGGTCGACTTTACGGAACTCTCACGGCCATATAGGAAGGATTGCGGTCGCTGCTGCATTACGGGAAAATAAAAAAAGTGTAAAATTTGTGTAAAGTTGATGAAAAAATATCAAAAAGTGTTGACTTTGTGTAAATTCGGCGCATGTTGACCATGGTCGCGCCGCCATTTTACCACATTTTATTATATTTTGTCAAGTATTTTTTTAATTTTTTACACAAAAAAAGAAAAATTTTACATTTTTCTTTTATTTTATGCACATTTCCGCCACAAAGTCAAGAAAAAAGAGTTATTTTTCTTCTTTTTTTACTCTTTTTTCTACTAAGTCAAGTTTAAAGTCTTTATTATCTACTTTAAAAGTGATAATCTTGCCAACATTTTCAATAACTATATCAGTAGCAACTTCTTCAAGTGCTTTTGAAACTAGTTTTATAATGTTTTCTTTTGTTGGGTTTGGTTTTCTCTCTCTTGTAGATTTTTTCCTTTCAGTGCTTGACTTTGCATTTTCTTTTGGTTTGTTTGCTTTTGCTTGCTTATCAAGTTCTTCAAGTTCTTCATTTACAAGATAATCTCTATCTTCCAACCACATTTCAAGACTTTCAAACTCGCTTATGTCTAGGTTTTTCATTGAGTTTTCAATTTCTTCAACCTTTACAAAATATTTTTTACCATTTTCCATAGTAATTAAATATTTATCTTTTTCTAGTACGTAGTCCCAATTCATAATATCACTCCTTTAACTATAATAATTATACCACTTTAAACTTTTATTTGCAACTATTTTTTTTAATTTTTATATAAGATTTGAGAGAGGGAGCATTTGCTCCATCTCTTATCTTAATTTGAAATAAGTGTTTTTCTTATCAACAACTCTTTCAACTTTTTCTTCTTTAACAAGTTGAGTTAATAAAGAAGATATTTTTTGATTTGATAAATCTTTTAATTTATCATTTTTTGCTTGAATTTCAGCAATTCTAGCAGGTGTATCAGTTAATACTGATAAGATAATGTCTTTAATTTCAACATTTTCTTTTTGAGTTTTAGTAGCAACTTTATTAGATGCTTTCTTATCTAACAACTCGATTTCGTGTTTTGCATATTCTACTACCATAGTGTCAGTAGCATATGTTGAGATGATATGATTTAATACATCTCTTTTAGTATTTTTCTTGTCTGCCATAATAATCACTCTCCATTTCTCTATTGGCAATTTAATTATATCATAAATAAGTAATCAAGTCAATATTTTTTTTAACTTTTTTTAAGTTTTTTTATTTCTAACTTTTTACTCTTTCCTTATTTACATTATAATTATAACATTTATTAGTAATAAAAGCAAGTATTTTTTTAACTTTTTTTAAATTATTTTTTTAAGTTTATTTCTTCCTTTCCTTTATTACATTATAATTATAACAAATATTTAAAAAGTAGTCAATAAAAAAATGCAATTTTACAAAAAAATTTTTTTATGTAAAGTTTACATCAACGCCGCCGGGTGTGTCGTGTAAAGTTGACAGATCAGTTTACATCAGGTTGACACTATTTTTAGGAATGTAAAGTTTATGTAAAGTGATCACTTTTCTCTTGACAAAATCTCAAAAGTATGGTATAATAAAAATTTCGGCCCTGGATCAATGCAGCGCATGTGATCGGGCCGTCAAAAAAGTGTAAATAAAAAAGTGCTATTTAGCACTTTTACTCTTGAGTAAGTTTAGCAAGTTGCTTTTTAAGATTTAATAATGTTTGTTCAGCATTAAAAATATCTTTTTTTAGTTCAGCAATTTTAGGGTTTTCAATTATATTGCCAGGTCCTATTATAATAGTTTCTTCATGGCAATCTTCATAACCATCATAAAATTTAATAACAATTTGATTTTCTAATTGACCTTTGATAGAATAAGTAACCCATCCATCAGTAATATCATTTATTAAATCTAAAGCAGTAAGTAATTGTTCTTTTGTAATATTTTTCATTTTTATCATTCCTTTCTTTATTACATTATAATTATATTATTTATTATTTAACTTGTCAATAAGAAAATGCGCGCGGGCGCCGGTTAATTTTACTTTTAGGGAGGTCAATTTTTCTTTAACCGGCACCGCCGCTAATCTAAAGAGCCTAATTGAATAACATTTATAACTTGGCGACTATCATTTTGTACTTGCATAATTGCATCGCCTATTGTATCAGCGCAAACTATTTTGCTATAAAAATGAGAACTACCATTAAAATTGTTGTTAACAACATAAACAACTAAATATCTTTTCATAGTATCAACTCCTTACATTATAAGTATATCATTTTTACTATTGTTTGTCAACTAGTTATTGACTAAAAATCAATAACTAGTTTTCTACAACCGAACTTTTCTTTTAAAAGTTCATAAAGACATTTAAAAGTCATGTTGCGACTAACATTATCAAGAATAATAATGTAATCTTCAGTAAAAACCTTTCTATCAGTAGTATTTTTAACACTTACTGAATAAGTACCATTGAAATTACTTTGTAAGAACATTTCCATAATTATCACTCCTTATCTCTTACATTATTATTATCTCATACTATTGAATTAAAGTCAACTCTTTTTGTATCTTTTTTTGAATTTTTTTTAACAATACAACTTTAACATCAAACTCTACATCTTTATCAATGCACCAGTCAACAAATATTTGTTCCCAAAACTCTAAATTAGTCATTTTTATCACTCCTTTTTTATTACAATTTAATTATACTAAATAATTAAATAAAAGTCAACAAAAATTGCTAAGATTTTTTACTTTACGAACATTTTATCGTAAAAGTAATAAAGTGCTAAAATTGTGCTAAAATTTTAACTCCTAGTTTAGCAAAAGAAAAATGAGAGAGTTTAATTTTGGGAAATAAATGTGGATGCGGCAACGCGTCCAGGTGTATCAAAAAATTTGGAAGTGTAAAGTTATTGTAAAATGCGGCGCCAAGTGAATGTAATGAACGATCACGCGCCGCGCAACGTTTCCTGGTGTATCACATTTAAACAATAAAAAAACCAGCGCTTAGGTCGCCAGTCTTTTTCTACCTTGTTTACTTACCCTAACAAACAAGCGCTACAAAATGTCGCTTAAAAGGTGCAGACTCTTTAGTTAAAGGCCTTGAGGTTTTATAAGATTTGCGCTATCTTTACCCTGTACCAGTGTCAATGCTTCTGCCGCATAGCGGACGTTTGGAGCCGCCAGTCCCTTAGAGAATGTCCTAAGTTCCCTAATCAATACCCTTAACTAATTTACAATAAAGTGTCAAGGGTATTGATTAAGGAACTAAGTTCCTTAATCATTTAGTTTAAAATATGCTTTTTTCTTAACATATTCTTTAACTAAGATTTCGCTATTGACTAATTGAGTTAATAGTGAACTAATCTTTTGATTAGATAACTTGCCTAACTCTTCATTAGCGCTTTGGATTTCAGGAATATTAGATAACTTACCTAAAGTTCCTAAAGTTTGAATGATAGTATTTTTAATACTTTCATTTTCAACTTGATTTTTTGATTTTGTGTCACTTGATTTTTTCTTATCTAGCAACTCAATTTCATGTTTTGCGAATTCTACTAAATCAGTTCTACCAATTTCAGTAGCGATTTTGATAATTTCATTAAAATTATCTTTTTTTGTAATTTTCTTTTCCATACTTATCACTCTCCTTATTCTAATGGACTTTTCTTAATTACATTATAATTATAACAAATTATTTAAAACTTGTCAATAATTATTTTTTATTTTTGTAATAATTTGGTACCCTGTTTCCTATCTCTAGGAAGCGTCTATTTCAAGAGCATTCTAGGTTTTTATGGTTTTAGTGGGACTTACAGGAGACCTTCTAGCGACTTACGAACTCGGCGCAACTTCCTTGCCTAACCTTTATTACATTTTAATTATATCAAAGAACTATTTAAATGTCAACTTTTTTTTTAACATTTTTTTATTTTTTTCTAGAACAATTAAGCGTACTTAATTGCTCTAGGGTTGGCATTTTTGCCGTGTAGTTTTTTGTTTGTTTTACCTTTTCTTATAAGGTTTGCTGCTGTTCTCATAAATTGAGCAGCATTTTTGTCAACTACAACTTTCTTTACTGAAACTTTTCTTTTTGCCATAATTATCACTCCTTTTCTTATTTACATATTAATTATAACATTTATAATTTAGAAAGTCAACACTTTTTTTAATTTTTTTTAAATTATTTTTTTAAGTGTCTATCTCTCCTCCTTACATTATAATTATACCATACCCACAAAAAAAGTCAACAAAAAATTACACTTTTTAAAAAATTTTTTGTCAACGCCGCCAGGTGTGTCGGATCAGGATCATTTTGGGAGTGTCAAATGCATGTAAACCGATCATTTTTCTATTGACAAATCTTTAAAAAGGTGGTATAATAAAATTTTCGGCCAGCACCGACCGTGCGCCCGCCGCCAAATTGTCAACCTATTGTAAATAAAAAAGTGTCTAATTGACACTTTATCCCCAAATTCCACAGACAAATCCATGACCAAATACATAACCACAATGTAGACCACCACCTGAAGAATGAGTTTTTTCTTTTTTTTCTTCTACGGGTTGGCGTATTTGATTACAATAATCATATTTGCTATAATTTGATGTTGAGCAGTTATATGCTATCGCACAAAATTTATACATGGAGAAAACTATAAGAATTATTAAAGGTAATGCTAAAATATTTTCAATAACCTCTTCCCAATCCATAATTATCACCTTTCCTTTATTACATTATAATTATAACAAATTGCTTTTTGATTGTCAATAGTTGAAAGAAGATTTTTTTTAATCTTCTTCCATGCCTTTTGTGAATGTGTCGAACCAATCATTAGCATACTCAACAAAAACTTTTTTCATTTCTTGAGGGTCTAAATTATATTCTTGTGCGTACCAAAGTATGTATTCTACGCATTTATCGAATACTACCTCAACATCTCTTTTAAAGTCTTCCATTTAAATCACTCTCTCTTTCTTTTACATTATAAGTATACCAAAGTGTTGGCTATTTGTCAACACTTTTTTCTTCATATTCTATGAAACTTTTATACATTGCTTTTACCTCTTGAGGTAGAAGTAAGCGACCATAGAAACATTCAAGTATAAAGTAAAAGTCATTATGTCTTAATAATTTTTTAATTAGAAATCTTCTCATTTTTTATCACTCCTTATCTCTTACATTATAATTATAGCATTTATTAGGTTAGTTGTCAACTACAACCAACCTAATTCTTCAAGTTTTTCACTTATTGCTTGAAATAATTTCATGTCAATACTATAATTACTATAAAATTTTTTATTCATAAAATCAAATGTAATTCTTTCACAAAATGGAATTCCACCTTGTCGATAAATGTATCTCCAAAATTCGCAACCAAATTCTCCATGGTCTTGTCTTTTAAATCCTAATTCTTCTAATGTCATAATTATCAACTCTCTTTCTCTTACATTTTAATTATACCATAATTAGAAAAAAAGTCAACATTTTTTTACATTTTTTTAATTCTAGGATGCGGCAACGCAGCCTCGTGTGTCAAGATCCGCACTGTAAAATCTTGACATGTCAACTCTATGTAAACTCGGGCCGCAGCGAAATGAAATGAGCGAAACCGGCCCGCCGCACAAAAAAGAAATGTAAAGTTTACATTTCTTTATATTTATTATTAGTGATTTCATCATAGCAATTCATACATAAAATTTCTAGGTCTTTGTTTTCTTCATTGAACCAAAAGCAATTATGTTTTAAATCATAAACTTGTATACACCACGCATTATCATCAAATGCTATTGATAAGTCTATCTCAATTCCGCTATCTTTCAATTCATTTACATAATCAATTAGTTAATTAATTTCTTCCATAATTATCACTCCTTATCTCTTACATTATAAGTATATCAAATTATAAAATAATTGTCAATAGTTTGAAGAAGATTTTTTTAATCTTCTTCAATTACTTGACTGAAGTCCCTCCAAGTTGGAGCAGTGTTAAGATTAACCATTGTATTTCCTAACATTTCAAGAGATTTTTCAAAAATAGCAATTTCAATATCTATATCTTCAAGAGCAGTATGTGCTTCTTGAAAATTAGGGTTTTGAATAATGTAAGAATAAATTGCTTGTGCAGTAGTTCTAACTCTACCACTATTAGTTATAAAGCAACTTTCTTTCATTGAGTTCATTATGTCTTTATTTTTAATACAATAATCAACATAATCTTTACTGAATGTTATTACTTTTGATAATTCCATAGTATCAAGTAAATCAAGATTTTCAAAAGCATCATTAACTCCAAAATCTTCGCTTAATCTTGCATTTGCAGTTTTATCAAAATTGCCATTATGTGCAACCATAATTTTAATATTATATCTTGAAATGACTTTTGCTAAATCTTGCATTATATCATTTACACTACAAGTTTTATATCTTTTATCATTTTCAAGTTTTTCAAAATAATTTGGATATTTAGTAGCACTAAATGTTGATAACATTATGTACTTATTATTAAAGAATTTTCTAACTAAATAACTTTTTTCTCTAACAACTTTATGTTGTTGTAAGTCATAGACTTTTGTACCAATTTCAAATGGTAGTACACTTTCTTTAACATTTACTGTTCCTATTGTTTCAGTATCAATAAATAGTAAATATCTTTGTTGTTTTAAATCAATTTTTTTAATCATTATATTTTCACTCTTTCCTTTTCTTTATTACATTATAATTATAACTCTATTATGTGATGAAGTCAATACTTTTTTACATAAAGATTAAGATTTTTTAATCTTAACCTTTATGTTGAATAGTGATTTCAATATCACTATCTTCAAAAGTATCTTTGAACTTGTTAGCAAGTTCTTCTTCAGTAGAATAATCTACCGCTAGAAATTGCATTAAGTCGCTTTCACTAATGTAATCATACATAGTGTCGCACTCAAATGTAATTATAGCAGTTTCAGTTTCTACTGAAATATCAGTGATGTAAGAACTACCATAGTCGCAAGTTTCGCAACCTTCAATGTATTCGCCTTGATTATAGTTTACTTTAATAATTTTCATAATATTACCTCTTTCCTTTATTACAATTTAATTATATCATTTATAATAAATGTTGTCAATACTTTTTTTAATTTTTTAACTTTTTTATTCTATCCTAGCAAGGAGTAATTGATAGGATAGAATAGTTTGCATTATGCAAAACAAAGTTTTTTGCATAACTCTTAGCAGTGCTAAGTTTCTTAGCAACTAAGATAGATACTAAAACTTTATTTGAAGTTTTATCTAAATATTGTATTTCAAACATTTTAATCACCTTTCCTTTATTACATTATTATTATAACATTATTTAGTGTTGTTTGTCAACACTTTTTTTATTTATTTTTTACTATTTCAATACCAGCAATTATTCCAAGCACAAATGGTAATAAAAACATTATTAAACCAATTATTATTCCAACCATTGAAATCACTCTCTTTCTTTATTACATTTTAATTATACCAAATTAAGAGTAGTAAGTCAACAAAAAATGCAAAATTTTTAAAAAAATTTTTATCAACGCCTCCTGGTGTGTCAATGTAAAGGATCTGTAAAGTGCGATGTTAAGCAATTTTGGGAAGTGTCAAGTAAGTGTCAACAGATCAGTTTTGGTTGACAAAAACTGGACAGTAAAGTCTATGTAAAATTGCGGCGCTTGGCAGTTGTAATGACCGTAGCCGCGCCGCCAAAAAAGTCAAGTACTTTACAGTGTATTTACACTTGTACTTGACATTTGAGTTAGTCAACCATTTTAGGTTGACTAGTCTTCATTTAATGTTTTGTCTATTGCTTTCTCAATAGTAATTTGATAATCGCAATCAGTACCAATTAAGTAAAGACCTTCAAGTTGTGCTTGAATAAGGTGAGCAGTCATGCTATCTTCAGCGAATGCTCTAACAACAACTTCCTTAGTAGATTTTTGAATTGCTTGAATAATGTAAATCATAATTTAACCTCTTTCCTTTATTACATTTTAATTATAACTCTAATAGGGTTTAATGTCAATAGGTAAATGAAGAAAACTTTTAATTTTCTTCATTTACTATTCTTGAGTATTTAAGAAGAACTCTAGTGTTTAATGCTTCAATAGCAACTAAACCAAGTAGAACTAAATCATTTACTTGACTAGTAGCACTGGCAACTAGTACTGGAATAGCAACCTCAATAATAATCAATACTCTTTCAACATTTCTTTTTAATCTCATTTAAATCAACCTCTTTCTTTCTTTATCTTACATTATTATTATAAATCTTTTTCTAATAGAAGTCAATAGTTTTTTAGAAAAAATTGAGGTTTACATTTTGCGGTGTAAAGACAATGCGGAAATGCCGCTTGAACATTTGTTCGGTCTAGATGAGAGATGCGTGGACCGACTGCCGCCGCATTTTCTTTTTTACCTTTTGCTCTTGTTTCTTAATTATTCCCAAAAAACCTGATTATCTTTTACTATCATTTTTTTAGTGTTTTATTTCTCTTTATTTCTTTACTATTGTATTTAATTATTTATTATTCTTTTTATTTTAAACTAAAAATAGTTTAATTATTATTATTATTCTATTGTTTTATCATTATTTATTATTAAACAAAAGAGAAAAACTCTTTTGCTCAGTCTTGATTATTTTGATAATAAGTTTTTAATAAGTTATAAAATTTTATTTTGCTAACAATTTTACCTTGCCAAAAATAAACTTTATTGCCTTTGTTTGGTATTGCAATTAAACCAAGATTATTAGCATAATCTTCAAAAGCACTTTTAATACCTGTTGCTCTAAATAATTCTCTTACTAATTCTTTATTGTATTTCATAGTAAACATCTCTCTTTCCTTTATTACACTTTAATTATAACTCTAATAGAATTTAATGTCAATAGATAAATAGAAAAAATTAAAAGTTTCTTTATTTACTATTGTTGCATTAAGTGAAGATTATTGATAATCTTCACTTTGCCATTCAACATTGAACTCAATTCCTTCAATTTTGAAATCAATTTCATTAGTGTAATCAATTGAATAATCCCAATTGAACATTGACCAAAGTGCCTTATCATTAATTGCTTTAATGTTGCCTTTTCTATCAATATCTTTAACTAGAATAATGTAATGATGTTCATTAACTTTAATAAGTTTAATTCCTTTACATTTTTTAATTGCCTTTTCTACATTTTGAATAACTGTCATAATTAACATCTCTCTTTCTTTATTACACTTTAATTATAACAAATAATGGGTAGCAAGTCAACACTTTTTTAATATTTTTTAAAAACTTTTAAGTCAACGCCTCCTGGTGTGTCAAAGTCTTTTATTAACAATAGTAAGAAATAAAAGTGTAAAGTAAATGTAAAGTGATCGATGTCAACTATTTTAGGAAAAATGTAAAGTAAGTGTAAACCAAGATTTTGCTTGACAAAAACTTGACATGTAAAGTTTACACATTAATTCGGCTCGTCATGATTGTCGCCGAGCCTGCGTTTTAATAGACGCTAAGGAATCTCTTAGCCCGCTACCGAACGTACTTTTTTACTACTGGGTAGGGGTACTATTTTGGGAAAAAATTTTTTTGAATTTGATATTTGAGTTTTGCCTCGACATAATTGTCTCAAAAAGTTTTTTTAAATCGAAAATACGAACTATAGTTTTGCCGGAGTTGTTCTTTCAAACACTCTTTACTTCGACACAACAGACTCAAAAAGTTTTTTTAATTTCAAATCATGGTTTTGCCGGAGTTGTCTTTTTAATTCGAAAATATGATATTTCATTTCCAAAAAACCCATGCGCAATAGCTAACTCAATTACGGATTACGCCAATATCTTTTAACTTTTACTTTCGCTCTATTATATTCTTTCCAACAGTATAATCCATCTCTCTCTCCTCTGCATACAACAGCGACACCTATATCGCCTTTTTCTGTCTCAAAAAAATATTTAGCATCTTTATACCATCCATACAATGCGGCAACCATAATCATTACCCCTATGGCGGCCAATACACACCCTGCCGCATAAACCTTCTTCTTGTTATTCATCCACCAAATTTTCCACACGATACAACCCTCCTTTGGGCAAAGTTTTCTTTTTATTTATTTTTCTTATATATTTATATTATATAAAAATTTTTTGTCAAAATCAATTAATCATCTTAAATCAAGATTGACAAACGTAAAATTTTAGTCTATAATATATTTAAGATAACATAAAAGGAGGTTTACTAATGGAATCAACAATAAAATTAGACTACACTTTAAAGACACCTGAAGAAAGAAAAAAACTTGTTGAAGAAATAGTAAAAAACATCTCTCCTAATCAATTAACTGAAAGATATATTGAAACTTTATCAAATTATATAATATTTGCAATGGATAAACAAGAAAAAAAGAAAAAAGAAATATTAACAGATAATAGAATGATTACAATAAATAAAAGAGAAACATCTTATCAAGGATTGGCTAGTAAATTTGAAAATGGAGAAGATGGTATTTATAACATAACAATTGAAAATGATAAAAATGTTCTATTAACTCCAAAAATAGGTATTTCCTCTAAAGATGTTGCGGAAATCCCTGCTCTTGGCGACCTTAGGGAGGCTATTGAAGTAGTCAAAGGCCAAGTTGATAAAGCAACAGGTAAGAGAAAATATTCATTAAAAAAACAATTAATAGATATGTGTAAAGAGCAATATGCAATTAAAAATGATGTAAAACAAATTATGTTTATTTCTCAAACAGCTAAGACTTTTGCGCGCGGAGATTTTAGAGAAGACATAACAATAGATGAAAATGGTATGCCTCAAAGTAACGGACTTTGCTCTTTCTTTAATCCTAAACATATTTCCGCACTTTTATGCAATTATAGTGCATTAAAAGAAGAAAGCGAAGGTAAATTTGAAGGAGATTGTTATTACATGATGTTAGATTTAGAAAATCTAGTAGACGATGTATTAAAAGATGACTATCCTTTATATTATGACCTATTAATTTATAAAATTGATGGTAGAAGTAATGCGGAAATCCAATTATTATTACAATTAAAATACGGAATTAAACATTCTGTTGAATATATTAGTTCATTATGGAGAAATAAAATTCCTAAATTAGTTGCGGAAGGAGCCGCAAAAAACTACTTGAACTGGTACTATACCACTCAAGAGAAAGGTCATTGGAAAAGATGTTCTCGTTGTGGACAAGTTAAGTTAGCTCATAATTTATACTTCTCAAAAAATAAAACTTCAAAAGATGGTTTTTATAGTATTTGTAAAGAATGCAGAAACAAAAAGAATAAAGAAGATAAAATAGTAAAGGAGGGCTAGTTATATGAATGAGAAAGAAAAATATTATTGCTCTAAATGCGGAAAGACAATGGATGAAAATTCTTTCTTTACTTATAAAGATGGTACTAAAACAGAATTATGTAAAAAATGTTTAACAATGCATATTGATAATTTTGATGAAAGTACATACCTTTGACTATTAGAAAAAATGGATGTACCTTATGTTCCAGAAGAATGGAATACATTAAGAGATAGAATTTATGAAAAAGATCCGACTAAATTAACTAGTCAATCTGTATTCGGTAGATATTTATCTAAAATGAAATTAAAACAGTGGCGCGCCTATGGCTGAGCTGATACTGAAAAATTACAACAAGAGTATCAAGAGAAGGCGGAAATGCATGCTAAAGAAGTTGCAGAGCGCGAAGCAGAAGCCAAAGAACGCTATGAAAATGGAGAAATTTCAGAAGCTGAATATAAAACTTTAATTCAGACTGAGACTAAGCATAGAGAAACTCCAATTCAAGCGGTTCCGCAATCACCTTATGCTATTGGACAGACACCAATAACACCGGGTTCAATTCCTATGAATGAACAAATGTATATGTCTGAAGATGATATGATAGATACTGCGGCTGATTTGACAGAAGATGATAAAATTTACTTAGCGATGAAATGAGGAAGGTTATATAAGCCAACTGAATGGGTTGCACTAGAAAAAACTTATACAGAAATGACTGAGTCTTTTGATATTCAAGATGCGGATACAATAAATACACTAATTTTAATATGTAAAACAAATCTAAAAATGAATCAATCTCTTGATATTGGAGATGTAGATGGTTTTCAAAAATTATCAAAAGTATCTGATAGCTTAAGAAAATCAGCTAAATTAACTGCAGCGCAAAATAAAGAAGATAAAAATGACTTTGTTGATAGCGTCGGAGAATTAGTAGCCATGTGTGAAAGAGAAGGATTTATTCCTAGATATGCAACAGATATTCCTCAAGATAAAGTAGATTTAACTTTAAAAGATATGAATGATTATCTTCATAAACTTGTTACTCAAGATTTAGGTTTTGGTCAACAAATTGAAGATGCATTAAAGAAAATCCAAATTCAAAAAGAAATGAATGAGGCGGAAGCTGCGGCTAATGATGGTGAAGCACCTTTACTTGAAGATGAAGACTATGCCGCATTCTTAGAAGAAATGGAAGCTCAAAAAGACGCTGACTTAGATATTACTATTGAAGAGCAGGATGGTGAGGCCTAATGGCATTAGCTGATTTGATGGAAATGTCTAAAAGCAAAACATTTCAAAAAGTTGGAATATCTGAAGAAAGAATAAAAGATAATTTACCAATTATCAGAGAATATGTTTCCTTTTGAAGAGAATATCCTGATATGTTCGTAGAGTTCTTATGTGGCTCTAATCCAGAAAATTTCAGTTTATTCTTTTATCAAAGGGTATTTTTAAGGGCGGTAATGCGTCATAGATATGCTTATGCTACATTTCCTCGTGCCTATTCAAAATCATTTTTATCAGTATTAATTTTAATGCTTAGATGCGTATTATTCCCTGGTGCACACTTATTTGTTACTACAGGTGGTAAGGAACAAGCTGCAGGAATCGCTAGAGAAAAGGCGGAAGAGCTATGTAAATTAATTCCTGGATTAAAAAATGAGATCGATTGAACAAGAGGTGCAACAAAAGCCTCTAAAAATATGGTTGAGTATATTTTTAAGAATGGTAGTAAATTAGATATTATGGCTGCTCAACAAAGTTCTCGTGGTAAACGTGCCACAGGTGGTTTAATGGAAGAGTGTATCTTAATAGACCAAACATTACTAAATGAAGTTATTATTCCTACAATGAACGTAGACCGAAGATTAGCAGATGGTAGTAGAATTGAAGATGAAGTAGTTAATAAAAGTCAAATCTATGTAACAACAGCTGGTTGGAAAAATAGTTTTGCTTATGAAAAATTAATTCAAATTCTTATTCAACAAATTATTGAACCTGCGGAAGCGGTCGTTCTAGGAGGAACTTGACGAGTTCCAGTAATGGAAAAGCTACTTAAGAAATCTTTTATTGAAGAACTAAAGCTAGATGGAACTTATAATGATAGTTCATTCGCTCGTGAATATGAATCTGAATGGTCAGGAGATGCAGAAAATGCTTACTTCTCCGCGGAAAAATTTGATAAACATAGAGTTTTATTACAACCTGAATATGAATTTAGCGGAAGAAGTAGTAAAAGTGCTTATTATGTACTTGGAGTCGACGTTGGTAGATTTAAATGTACTACTGAAGTTTGTATTTTTAAGGTAACTCCGCAAGTTCAAGGCGCTGCATTGAAGACTCTTGTAAACTTATATTCTTATGAAGCTGAAGATTTTGAACAACAAGCAATTAATATTAAAAAGTTGTATTATAAATATAAAGCTCAACAAGTTGCTATTGATGCGAATGGGTTAGGAGCAGGATTAATAGATTTTATGACTAAAGGTCAAATGGATCCTGAAACTGGTGAGGAATTACCACCATTTGGAGTTTCAGGTGGAACATCTGAAGATGCTATTGAACCTTATAAAAAGATAAAAGGTCCTGGGGTTGAAGAAGATGCTATGTATTTAATTAAAGCAAATACTCCAATAAATACAGAGGCTCACAGTTATGTTCAAACTCAATTATTCAGTGGCAAAATTAAGTTTTTAATAGATGAAGGACAAGCAAAAGTAAAATTAATGTCTACAAAAGTAGGACAAGCCAAAAGTGGAGAGGAACGTTCAGAATATCTAATGCCATTTACTTTAACAACTATTTTAAGAGAACAAATGCTTAATTTAGTAGAAGAAAATGAAGGCGTTAATATTATTCTTAAACAATCAAATAGAAGTATTCCAAAAGATAAATTCTCTGCTTTTGAATATGGACTTTATTATATTAAACAAGAAGAAGACAGAAAGAAAAAGAGAAAGAAGAGAAATATTGCGGATATGATGTTTTTCACAAACAAATAAATGCTGGGCAAATTATAGTCATGTATTTAAGAAGTTTTTTATAATTCAATAGGAAACATGTGAATGGGACTACAGTATATTAGCATATCCGTATATTCTCCAGTTAGGAGGTAATAAGATGCGTGCAAGTCGTGGAGAAATTAAGATAGAAGAAATTTTACAAGCTTCTGGTCTTACTTTTGAAGAAGAGTATTCTTTTTCAGATTTATATAGTTCTAATGGCAGACCTCTAAGATTTGATTTTGCGGTATTTGATGATGATAACAATTTAATGTTTCTTATTGAATACCAAGGAATTCAACATTATGTTGCTAAAAGTAAATTTGGCGGCAATAGTGGTTTAAAAAAGCAACAATATAATGATTTAATGAAAAGAGAATATTGCAGAAAACATAATTTAATTTTAATTGCAATTCCCTATACTGATGAGAGTTTAATTAATTACGATTATATTATGAATGCTTATTATGCTCTTGGTGGAATTTAATTATAATATACTGAAAAAAGCAAAGGAAGGTGTCTATAAATGTTAAACAATAGAATGCAAGAAATTAAGAAAAAAGGATTTCAAATGGCTTCTAATGACACCAGAGATCCATATGAAAACTATGTTCCAATTGATTTTAATAAAATAAAAGTTGGATTACAAACTTTACAAGATGCGACTTTGGATGATATCTCTCCTTTAAAGAGAGTAGATCCTAGACTTTGTGATAAAAAGACTCTTCAAAGAGCTATCGCACAAAACGATCTAGACTATATGAGAGATGTCTCTAATTTCTTTTATAGAGTTAGCGGAATTTACCAAAGATTAGTAAAATATCTTGCTTATATGTATAGATATGATTGGATGGTTACGCCTTATATTGGCAATGCATTAGAAGAAAATGAAAAAAATAAAAACAAAATTTTGGTTGATTTTGATAAAATATTACAATATTTTGATAACTTTGGAGTAAAAGAATTTTTTGGAGATGCAGCACTTAAAGTTTTAAGAAATGGTTGTTATTATGGATATATCATTGATGAAGGAAGTACAGCTCAAATTCAAGAGCTACCTGTTAAATATTGTCGTTCAAGATTTAAAGTCAATGGTAGACCTGCGGTAGAATTTAATATGAAATACTTTGATGATGCATTTAAAGATGCAAAACAAAAAGTAAAAATGTTAAATTTATTCCCTGACGAATTTAAAAAAGGTTATATCTTATTTAAAGAAGGAAAATTAGTTCCTGATTTCCAAGGGGATACTTCAGGATGGTATTTATTAGATGTTAAAAATACTATCAAATTTAATATGAATGGGGAAGATTTCCCAGCTCTTATTGCGGTAATCCCTGCTATTATAGATTTAGACGCCGCACAAGAGTTAGATAGAAAGAAAATGGCTCAGAAATTATTAAAAATAATTATTCAAAAAATGCCAGTGGATAAAAATGGGGATTTGGTATTTGATGTTGAAGAAGCTCAACAATTACATAATAATGCAGTTAATATGTTGGGTAAAGCAATAGGTATAGATGTATTAACGACTTTTGCGGATGTAGAGGTTGCGGATATGGCTGATAAAAATACTACTACTAGTGTTGATGACCTAGAAAAAGTAGAAAGAACTGTCTTTAATGAGGCTGGTGTATCGCAAATGCAATTTAATACTGATGGTAATATTGCTTTAGAAAAATCAATATTAAATGATGAAGCATCAATGTATAATTTATTATTACAATTTGAGAATTTCTTAAATTATTTACTTAATAAATTTAATACAAAGCCTAAAAAGATTTACTATAGAATGCAATTATTAACAACAACTATTTATAATTATAAAGAGTTAGCTAAATTATATAAAGAACAAATGCAACTTGGTTATAGTAAGTTGTTATCACAAATTGCTCTTGGCCAAGCACAAAGTGCAATTATGGCAAATGTATACTTTGAAAATGACTTCTTAGATTTAGTTAATCTATTTATTCCACCAATGATGTCTAGTACAATGAATTCAGATGTGCTTAATAGAGTTAACAGTCAATCAAAAGAAGCAAAAAGTAGCGGAAATGGCTCAGATGGAGCTGGAAGACCTACAAATGAATCTAAAGGTGAAGAAGTTACTGAGAAAACTATTCAAAATAAAGAATCTCAGGCTTAGGACAAAACTTTAAAATATAATAAAACAAAAAGTAATATAATTATAGTTAGAGGAGGGAAATACTATGATGCATCAATCAATTGCAACAATTAGTTCTCCTGAATTTATAAACCTTCAACCTTTAGATATTAACCCTTTAATGTCTAAATGTGAAATAAAGGTTTTATATGTAGGAGAAAATAGAAATCATAGTTACATTACTAAAGAGGTTGCCGCAGATATGGCAAAAACTCTTAGAGGAGCTCCTATTGTTGGATACTATAAAGAAGAAAAGGAAGATTTTGCAGATCATGGCGAACAAGTAGTTTTTGATGATGAAGGTATCAAATTTAACTGCTTAACTAAGCCTTATGGATTTGTTGCTCCTGATGCTCAAGTATGGTTCCAAGAGTTTGAAGATACTGATGATTTTGGAAACAAAATTAAAAGAGAATATCTAATGACTACAGGATATTTATGGACAGGTCAATACGAAGAAGCTAAACGTGTTCTTGAAAAAGGAAATAATCAATCTATGGAATTAGATGAAGCAAGTTTAGATGGACATTGGTCAACAAATGTTAATAATGGTATGGACTTTTTCATAATCAATGACGCAATATTTTCTAAATTATGTATCTTAGGAGAAGATGTTGAACCTTGCTTCGAAGGTGCAAGTGTTACAGCACCAAAAGTAAGTTCGTCATTCAGTAAAGTAGATAATGATTTCAAACAAACATTATATACTATGATGCAAGATTTAAAATTTGCATTAGAAGGAGGAAAAAACATGGAAATGGAAAATAAAGAAGTTATCGAAGAAACTATCGTTGAACCTGAAGCTGTTGAAGAAACAGTTACAGAAGAAACTGTAGAAGAAATTGAAACAACTGAAAATTCTATTGACACAGAAACTGCTTCTATTGAAGAAAGCGCTGAAGAAGCTCCTGCTACTGAATTTAGTGAAGAAGAAGAAATCGAAACTGAAGAAGAAGTAGTTGAAGAAGAAAAAGAAGATGGAGAAGAAACTCCTTCTGAAGAATCTAATGAAGAAGAAAGCGCTGAAGAAAGTGAAGAAGTATCTGAAGAACCTGCTATTGAAGAAGAAATAGTAGAAGAACCAAGTGCGGAAATAGCTGAAGAATTTTCATTAGAAGATTACAATGCTTTACAAGCAGCTTATTCTGATTTAGAAACTAAATATAATGCTTTAGTAGAATTTAAAAATCAAATTGAATTAAAAGAAAAAGAAGAATTAATTAATAGTTTCTATATGTTATCTGATGCAGATAAAGCTGATGTTAGAGAACATATTAATGAATATAGCAAAGATGATATTGAAGCAAAATTATCTGTAATTTGTGTAAGAAATAAGGTAAATTTTGATTCAGACGATAAAGCAAAAAATCAAAATAATGTAGAAGAAGAAAATTCACCAGTTACAACTTTCAATGTTATTGACAATGATAGTTCTGTACCTGCATGGATTTCTGCTTGCATAAATACTCAAAATAGCAAAAACAAATAATAAGAGGAGGATTAACATGAAAAGATTAGGATATGGACAAGTTGAACCTAACCATTTATCAGCTCAAAGAACTGGTCAAATTTATGCTCAATTACCTGCTGCTAGTACAATCAAAGTATTAGAAAACGGTGAATTCGTTAAATATGACTATGCTAACAACGAAGTTAACAAAACTGGTGAAGGTGAATGGATGTTAGTATTCAACGAAGTTAAATTATACGATGGATACAGAGAAAGCTATAAAGACTTTGCTCAAAAAGTTGAAGATAGCGCAGATGGAAAAATTTATCCAAGAGTATTTAAAACTAATGTAGGTGATATTTATACAACTAATATGGTTGAAAAAGCTTCTGAAGGAAGAAGAGCTGAAACTAATTTAACTGACTTAGAAGTTGGAAATAAATTAGGAATCAGTAAACAAGGATATTTAAAGAAAGACGAAAACAGCGATATTCAATTCAAAGTAGTAAAAGTTTACACTATGGCTGATGGACAAGATGCTGTTAAGATTCAAAGAATCGCGTAATAGAAGGAGGAACAAATTATGGCATTAAATAAACAAGATTTAATTACTTTAGCTAGTAAAGTTGCTCAAGCAAACCCTTCTTCAAGTTATTCTTACAATGGAACAGAATTAAGTTATTCTGCAATGAATGAAACTTTAAGAAATGAATTAAATGAATTAGCTAGCACTTACAGCTTATTTAGAGAAAATAAAAACACAATTTTCGAATTAATCGAAACAACTATTAATGATGTATTACCTAAAAAAGTTTTAGAACAATATGGAATGTTTGCTGAAGTAAAAACATTTGCTCAAGGAGACAAACCAATCTTTACTCAAAAAATCACTAGCGCAGCTAAAAGAAGAGCAAAACAATTCGTTACTAGAGTTGGTTTAGCTGGTGTTTATGAAGTATTCAAATTAGATGGAAAAACTATCGAAGTTAAAACTGAAGCTTACGGTGGAGCTGCTCAAATCGGATTCGAAGAATTCTTAGATGGTAGAGTAGATTTCGCTGATTTAATCGATATCGTATTAGAAGGATTAGATGAAGCAGTTTATAGAGAAATCGCTAGAGCTTTAATTGCATCTGTTGAAACTTTACAAGGAGCTAATAAAGCTACTGAAAATCAATTCGTTGAAACTGAAATGGATAGATTAATTGCTGTTGCAGATTCTTATGGAAAAGCTACAATTTATTGTACTTATGAATTCGCTGCTACTATGGTTCCAGCTGAAGGATGGAGATCTGACAACATGAAAGATCAAAGATGGAATAATGGTTACTTAGCTAACTATAAAGGACATAACGTAATCGTATTAGACCAATCTTATGAAGATGAAACTAATACTACTAAAGTTATCGACCCATCTTATGCATGGATTATTCCAGCAGGAGATAACTCTAAACCAGTTAAAATCGCTTTCGAAGGAGCTACAGCTGTTAAAGACGTAGACAATGAAGACTGGTCTAAAGAAATGAGAGTTTACAAAAAATTCGGTGTTGCTACATTAATTACTAATAATATCTGTGTATACAGAAATACTAGTTTATCAATTACTGAATCTATTTAATATATAATATAAAATCTTTGGGGAAGACAATATTATAATTAAACTATAAGATTAATTATAATAATTAATCTTCCCCGATTTTTTGTTGGAAGATTTGATAAAATACAAAATTTATGGTATATTATTTATAAGAGAAAATATATATAATAGAGATAAAAGGAGGTATTTTAACCATGGTTGATAAAAATAAAATTATCTCATTAACTAATAGAGACACAGGTTCTGTTGGATATACTATTCCTGATACAGGTACTCATAGAAGATTTACACCTGGAGAAACTAAACAAGTTACTTTTGATGAAATTGAAAAATTATCTTGGGCACCAGGCGGAAAAGAAATGTTAAGAGATTTTTTAATTATCCAAGACCAAGAAGCAGCAGAAGAAATTTTAGGTCATATTGAACCTGAATATTTCTATACAAAAGCAACAGTAGATAAACTTTTACAAGAAGGAAGTTTAGAACAATTACAAGATACTCTAGATTACGCTCCTAAAGGAGTTCTAGAACTTGTAAAACAAGAAGCTGTAGAATTAAAATTAGACAGCTCTGCAAAAAGAGAAGAAATTAAAAAAGCTACTAATTTCAATGTAACAAACGCAATTGATTTAGGTGTTAATGAGAAACCAGAAGAAGACGAAAAGGCGGCTACAAGCTCAAGAAGAGCTAAACCTATAGCGGCTACAGGTTCAAAAGATAGTGCTAGCAGCACAACAACAACTACAAGAAGTAGATACAATATTATAAAATAATAAATAATAGACATGGAGGTGTAGTATGGACAATAATAATACGACACCTTTTTCTTATGTATATGACAGCTTTTTAAGCAAGATAACAGACGATATGTATATGGAACTAACAAGAGAAGATACTTATAAGATGTTAGAAGAATTATTAATTTCCGCAATCCCTAAGTTTGAATTTCCTCGAGTTAATCTATTTGATTATGAAAAAGGTAAACAAACTTCAACAGTTGTAATAGATAATGGAGGTAGCTTCCCAGATCAGGGAGAAGAAAACATTCTTTATTTATATGACGATCAAATTTATGTATGGAATAATACAACTCACGAGTATAATGTCATCTCTGTTCCAGTTTGGAATGATGGGTCTACTGATCCTCAAAGTGGTGGAGATATTAATGAAATTGTTTTAAATTATACAGCAGGACATTTTAATAGTATATTGTCTCAAGAAGAAATTAATATTTTAGCAACTTATATGATAGTAGAATGGTTAGGATACCAGTTAGCAAGTATTGAAAATGTAAGAATGAAGTTTAGTGGTACAGATTTTAAATTTACATCTCAAGCTAACCACATGCAAAAGTTACTTGTTGTAAAGAAAGATTATGAAAGAGAAGGGTTTCACTTACAAAGACTTTATAAAAGAAGAAAACCAGGAAAAGATGGTATTATGAGGTCTACATTTGATTCAATTGTTGCCCCAATAGAAAAGGAGTAATAATATGAAAACTAAATATAATACAGAAATTGAAAATGAAATTGTTATTACTAATTTAAAGCGTTTGATAAATCAAACTTATAAATTATTACCTAATAGAGAAGAAGGGGTAGATTGGACTACTCCTTTATCTACTGTCATTGAAGAACTTGCGGGAATGGCCGCCTTATTCAACACTGAACTTGGTCCAGACATGCTAAGTCTATTATGTAAATTGGAAGGTTTAAAGAGTTTAGAAGAAGAAGATTTCTTTGGATTTAGAAGAACTATATTCGAATGTTTAAACTATTTAAATAGGGTGAAAGATTATGTCGAGTTTAGATAATTTAAAAAACCGCATTAATTATGCGGGAGGCCCAAACCAAGAAAAAAGAATGAATAATGATAAATTAAGAAGTCTTAAAAAAGCATTATTATATTCTTATCAAGGACAAACCGCAATTCTTAATGATGGTAGAGAATTTAGATGTTTAATAAATCATGATAAATTAAAAGAAGATTATGATGATAAAATTATATCTATTCCTTATAAAGATATATGCTTAAATAGCGGACAAATCTATGGCAAGACTAGCCAAGGAGAAGAAGAAATCGGAATGAAAGTAGGAGATACTTTCAAATGGAAAGAAACTGATTCTAGATGAATAGTTATTCAAGAAATATTAGAAGAAAATGCCTACTTCCGCGCAACTATTAGAAAAGCAGAAGATGAAATTATTATTGATGGGAAAACTTACTATGGATATCTTGGTAAATGAACTAAAGGTGTTCTATGGCACACTAAACAAACTAACTCTTGGAGCGAAATGGGTTATGAAGTTGTTTTATATATTACAAGAGATGAAACAACTGAAAAATTCTTCCATAGATTTCAAAAAGTTGAAATTAGAGATAGAGTATGGGAAGTTCAATTTGTTAATGATTTAAGTTCAGATACAATGTTAATTGTATATATGAAAGAAACATTTATTAATGAATTTGACCCTGTAACAAATACCACAGACGAAGAAAATCTAACTGAGCCTGATTCTCCAGTTATCGGAGTTCCCGCAATAAAAGGATATGACAGCCTTTATCCATTTGATAAAGCTACTTATACTATTGAGAATGCGGCAGGAGGTACTTGGTATTTAAGTAATACAAAAGGAAAGATAGATAATCAAACTTCAACAGAAGTTAATATTACAATTACATCCGCAAAGAGCGGAAGTATTGATTTGATATACAAAAGAGATAATGAAGACGATATTGTAAAAACAATTACAATTAAATCTTTATAGGGATAAAAGGAGCTAGATAAAAATGAGAAGAGACGTTATAGAAATTCCACCTATTACTTCATCTTTTCTATCTATTGAAAAAGACATAGAAAGGATATTAACTAAATTATTTTTTGAAAATCAAGTTCAAAATAGACAATTACTTAGATTATTG